AATGATGAATACAGATGGTTTTGAGGTCTCAATCCCAAGAGAATATGAGGAGTCCTATAGCTCTATTTGTAAAGAGTGGGAACAACTTACTAATCTTGAGTTAGAGTTTGAGAATTATAACAAGTTGATTATCAGTGATGTAAATAATTATATTGGCATCTATACAAATGGAAAAACAAAAACTAAGGGCAAGTATGAGTTCAAAGATATTCCATTACATAAAAATAAGTCCCATGCTATTATACCTTATAGTGTGTTTAACTATTGGGTTAATGGTATACCTATTGAAGAGACTATTAAGAATCACAGGAATATCTTCGATTTTTGTGCAGGAGTAAAAGCTAAATTTTCTTCAGAGAGAGGGTATTCCTCTTATGAGCTGCATAAAGTAAATATTAGTAACTTAGAAATAAAAAAACTTAGTAAGACTGTAAGATACTATATTTGTGGTAAGAACCACGATGGCTATCTAATGAAGAGATACTCTAATGGAATTATAGAGCAAGTAGAAGCTCCATCCAGAAAAGGTAGAATCTTTAAAGATTGGAAGGTAAAGTATTTTAATAAATACTTTGAACCTAAGAATTTTACAGATTATAATATTGATTATCAATATTATATAATGAAAGCTAATGAGTGGGTCTCAGAATTTAATGAGAAACAATTATTTATAAGTTATGAAGTATAAAAAAGTCTCAATAGAAGATTATGAGAGTAAAGGTATTGATGGTAGAAAAACTACTATTAATAAGAAAGGCAAAATAGGTATAGGTGAATTTAAAGAAGAGAATGATGATACCTATACTCTAATTTGCACAATCTCTAATAATGTAGGTTCCATTGAGGAACAAGAATCTTATGCAACTCTTATCTCTACTCTCCTGAATAATAACAGGAGATTTATCTTAGATAGATGGGTTTGAGTGAAAAGAAGAAAAAAGAATATTATTCTAGCAGATAGTAAGTATAAAAACTTACATCAGTTAAAACAACAACTTTTTAGAAGTGCTAAGAAAAGAGCACTGAAGAAAGAGCTAGAATTTACTATTGAACTTGAGGATATATACATTCCACAAAAATGTCCTATCCTTAAAGTTCCCCTAATATGTAGTACAAGGTACTCTCCATCCATTGATAGAATTTTCCCTGATAAAGGGTACATTAAGGGTAATATAGCTGTTATTAGCACCTTAGCCAATAGCATGAAAGCTAATGCTACCCCTAAAGAATTATTAATTTTTTCAAGAAACATTAAAAAGTATATGGATCTATTTGAAGAAGTGGAAGTTGAGGAACTACCTCAGCCTCCAGATCCAGATGAAATTAGAAAATTGATGAATGAAGACTAAAGATCAAAAACAAGCTGAGATAGTAAGTACTTGGGAAGACAATAATAGAGTGGGTCTCCTAACTGCAGTAGGTTCCTTTGGAAAGACCATTACTGCAATCAAGTGCTGCAAAGCACTTCCAGAAGATACCATAATTCATGTAGTTGTCCCAAGACAAATCTTACAGGAACAGTGGGTTAAGATCTTAAGTGAGTGGGGAGTAAAGGCAGAAGTCTTTGTTGTTAATACATATGTCAAGACACCTATGGAGTCTGACTTTCTTATCCAAGATGAGATACATATGTATAGCAATGATGAGGCTATTGTCTTTAACCAAGCTGTGCTAAATAGCAAGTGGAAGTATTTCTTAGGTTTATCTGCAACAATGTCACAATCTCATATAGATACTCTCTCTAAGAGAGGAATTAATGAGATATGTAACATTAGTATGAAGGAGGCTTTACAAAATCATTGGGTTGCACCTGTTATAGAGTATAATAAAATGATAGACTTTACAGAAACAGAAGCTAAGCAATATGCTGATGCTAATAAGATGTATGAGTTTTTCTTTAAGACTTTCTATAATAGATTTGATGATGCAATGGCTTGTATGTCTCCAGCTACCAGAGAAGCTTATTTGTATAGAAGAAATCAAGGACTAAATCCAACTAGTCCTTCTTATCTTGATGCAAATAAAGCAGTTGCTCATGCAGTACAATTTAATAGATACTTAAAGAAGAGAAAGGATATTATTTACAATGCATATAACAAGTATGAGGAAATACTTAATATCATATCTGAACATCCTGATGATAGATGTATCATATTTTCTGAGAGTACTTCTTTTTGTGATGTTCTTCACACTATGCTACCAAATAGTGTATTATATCACTCTAAAATAACTACCAAGAAAAAGAAAGATAATCTATCTGCATTTCTAAATAAGGAAGTGCAATATCTTATTGGTGCAAAGAGTGTAGATCAGGGATTTGATGATAGTTCTGTAACACTTGGAATTATAGCCAGCAGTACTTCAAGCAGTACCCAGCATAGACAACGTCTATATAGGGTAACTAGGTATGAGAAAGATAAACTCTCATACTTATATAATCTAGTAATAAGAGGCTCTCAAGAGGAAAGTTGGGTTAGAAGTAAACAGAAGGATACAAGAGCAGCAATAATTATATAGAGTCTTTTATAGAGGGGTTAGGATTTAATAATGTAAATAAAAGACATGCTAGATTTAGATAAGTGGGTTGATGTTCTCGTGAAATATGATATTTCTGGCGAGGAATTAACTTATCTTTTGTTGATATATAACAAAAGGTTTGATTTGGTGTATAAGTATAGTAACTTTACACCAAAGGAAGATGAGGTTAGACCAACCTCAGCTACTGAGAATATGATTAATCAAAGAATAACCTTAACCTCTAAATATGGGGTAAAGGAGAATGTTTTGGTTAATGGCAATAGAAGTAAGAGAGCTATAAACACAGAAATGGTGCTTTCTCTTGCAGAGAGAGGTCTTATTGAGCAAGTAATTCCAAGTACTAAGAATACATTCCAACTGGATTATTTTGAGGTAACAGAGAAACTTGCTAAAGAATTTTTCTTTGAGATAGATAAACATATTGATGAGCTTTATGAAGCTTATCCTACTTTTATTCTTATAGATGGTAAACAAGCATTTCTGACTTCTGCAGACAGAAACTTAATGTCCATTCTATATGCTAAGAATATTAAGAGAAATATTGATACTCATAATGAAGTTATTGCTAAAATTAAAGCCAATTATGATAACATAAACATGAAGATAGAGAACTTTATTAAGAGTAAGATGTGGGAAAAACTAAGTATTGTAGATAACAATAAAGTAGAAAAAGTAAGCTCACTATGAATTTAGAAGAGAGGATACAAGCAGGCTTAGATGGTAAATTCCAAGGCTTATCTAATGGCTTTAAGAGAATTAATAAGGAAATACATGGTATTCAGAGAGGTGTGTACACACTACTGGGTGGTCTCTCAGGTACTTATAAGACTACTCTTGCAGATTTTATGCTATTAAATGCAATATCTGAGGGAGAGAGCTTAGGACTGGAAGTCAATGTATTTTACTACTCTTATGAGATTGACGAGTTATCCAAGAAATGTAATTGGCTTTCCGTCATTATTAAGAATAAGCATGGAGTTACTATTCCACCAGAGGTAATTAAGGGCTTTGGTGATAATCGCTTAACACCTAAAGAATTAGAGTATGTTAAGATGGAAATACCAACTGTAGAAGCTTTATTCTCTAAGATAAATTTTAGATGGAAAGCTACAAATCCTACTGGGATTTACAATGAGATGTGGCAATATATGTCTGGTAAAGGTACCTTTACTTATCTAGATTATATAGATAAGGAAGGTAATCCTAAGAAGAAAATTGATAAGTTTATTCCTAATAATCCTGAAGCTTATAATATAATTGTCTTAGACCATCTACTACTTCTGCAGAAGGAAAGAGGTTTTTCTGATAAGGAAATTATAGATAAGATGTCAGAATATATGGTAGAACTTAGAAATATGTTCAATGTTTCCTGTATCTTTATATCTCAATTTAATGATGGTCTTAGCTCTATAGATAGGGCCAAATTTAAAGGTGTAGATATATCTCCACAAATTACTGATTTCAAGTCCTCTAGGAATCCATATGCAGATGCAGATGTAGTACTTGCTACTATGTCAGCATTTAAGATGGATATGCCTACATGCTTGGGTTATGATATAAATAAGCTGAAGGATAGCTTTATTATGTTGAAGGTAATTAAGAACAGATTGGGAAGAGATAATATTGCTGTAGGTATCTTAGCTAATCCTAAAGCAGGAAGTTTCTTAGAGCTTCCACCAGCAAAATCTGAGGACATGCAAATAATTTATAACTCACTTTAATGGAACTTCCAATAAGTAAAACAAAAGCTACCTTAACAGATCCTGGTAAGCTTATAATCTATTCTAAGCCTAAGACCGGCAAAACTAGTCTTCTTGCAGAACTAGAGAATAATCTTATTATAGATTTGGAGAATGGTACTCAATACTATGATGCACTTAAGGTTAATATTAACTCTGTGCAAGAATTAATGGACCTTATTAAAGCTATCATAGCTGCTGGTAAGCCATATAAGTATATTACTCTAGATACTCTAACCAAGTTGGAAGATTTAGCACTGCCTTATGCACTAACATTGTATAAGCAAACTCCTATGGGCAAAAGTTTCACAGGAACTAATGTGCTAGATCTTCCTAATGGTGCAGGTTATAAGTATCTGAGGGATGCCATGACTAATCTCTTAAATGCAATCTATAAGTGTGCAGATAGGATTATCCTATTAGGTCACTTAAAGACTACTAATATAGAGAAGAATGGTAAAGAAGTATCTGCCAGAGAGTTAGATCTCACTGGCAAAATTAAGAGTATGGTCTCTGCTGATGTAGATGCAATAGGTCTTCTATATCGTGGAGAAGATAGTAAGAATATTTTGTCCTTTAAGACCACAGATGATGTTATCTGTGGTGCTAGGCCAACTCATCTTAAAGATCAAGAGATAGTTATTTCTGAGCTTGTAGATGGAAAATTTATTACCCATTGGGATAAAATTTATAATCAAAAGTAAAATTAAAATTTATGTTTCAAGTAATTGCAACAACAACTAGAAGGTCTAAGAAAACACAGAGTTGGGATCTTCGTGCTAAGAATGATAGACTTGAGTTCTCTCAAACATTCTTCTCCTTAAATGATTTGCAGAACAATGAGCTTACTTTTGGTAAGAGCAATGATACTTATCTGCTTCTCATCTCACCTAATGGTCAGTTCTATAAGAAGACTAAGAGAGGAGAGAATAAGAGTAAGAGTTTCTCTAATCCTACTCTTTATCAACACCTTATTTCTCAAGGTTCTCTCTTCAAACTGGAGGTATTCCAGAAAGATGAGAATGGTACATACTGCAAGTTTGTAGCTATTGAGCCAGAAGAGGAAGAAGTAGAAGAAAATAATGAAGTAGAGACTCATACA